TTCAAATAATCCATCGCTCATTTTCTGAACCTCCATCTCAAGAACTGATTGAAATTAGATGTAATTGGATTCTCATCAAACTGAATCAATACTTTTTCAATACGTTCTTTGTTACGTTTATCATAGTTATCAAAGTTACTTTTTTTCACAGATTTTAAAAGTGATATGATATCAACTAATTCTACATTGATATTATGTTCTACTATCCATTTTAAATTCTCTAGCTTTTCAATTGCAAGATCAAGTGATTTCATTTACTTATCCTCCGTATATAAAGGATTCTCAATAATTCGAATAGCATATTCTAAAGCTTCAAACCATCCCTTGGATATATAATAATTTTCCCAATCAGATAATTCAAAAGCTTTATTCATACTTTCCTCTTCAATCTTTGAAGTTTCTTTTAACTCTATTATTATTTTACTCATTTACTTTACTCCTCTTCTTTAAATAATTAACAGCCTGTGCATAAACCCAATTTGGCTCTGTAGATTCCATTGGTTTACATAATGATGCTGTATGAGTTTCAGGTTGATTCAATAAATGATTGTACCATGCTAATGCATCATTGTAATCATCAAATACTTGGTACGAATCCCTAAAATCTAGATTATCTTTTGTTGTTGTTACACACACTATATACATTTAATTATCCTCCTCAATTAAATAATATTTGTTCAATTGTTGACCATGAAAAATTCATTTCTTCTCGCATGTACTCCCATAAACTATCTAGATCATCGAAGTCATTACTTTCCATATGCTCATCATATCTAAAGTAATCAGCATAGTAAACCTCTCCAACTTCTTCATCTCCAAAGCACACTATGCCCTTCTCAATATAACATTCCTCATACTCATTAGATATAATTTCATATACATTTGTATCTAATCTTTTAACTTTACCTTTTACGCCACTCATTATAATTCCCCCCATTTCCAAGTACCTAATGCAAAGTTTTTATGATATTCTTGCATCTCATTTTTAGTTTCAAATTTATTATAAATACCACCAACATCAAGTGTCCAGTATTTATACTTTTTATTATTATCATATGGATATAAACCCATTATACAAACCTCCCTGTTAAGTGTTTAATTTCATACTTTGGATAATACTTTTTAAGCTGATCTACAAGTTTATTGTATTCCCAAACCCTAAGTTCTGTTAAGTCCTGAACAGCACAACAATCATCTAGTGTTCCATCATAACTATAACATAGTTCGCCATGTTCAACAAACCATGCCCCCTCATCATAAGGTATTTTTATCATTTTCATA